GCGCGACAAGACAACCGAGCCGTGCCTTGTGGTCAGGATCATCAGCACAACACAGGCAGACGTGATCTGCCACCATTGTTTGCATCAGGAGAGGATCACAGCATGAGCAAATGGCATCCAATCGAGACCGCACCAATCGTCGGGACGATCCTCATCGCATCTTGGTCTGAGGATCAATCGCGGTACACCATCGACGCGGGGTTCTGGGAGGACTTCGACGGCGGCGCATGGTGGCCCTACACCATCACAAACCCAACCCACTGGATGCCAATGCCCGCACCGCCAAAAAAACCGATGAAGCCATGACATTGCAAAAACGCGCAAACCTGATACAGTGCGCCAAATCGACCGGGCCGCATTGCCCGAGATGAAAGTGGAAAATCATGCCAGCAGGACGCCCAACCAAATACAAGCCAGAGTTCTGCGATGTGGTCGTCAATGTCGGCGAAGAAGGCGAAACGCTGGTCGGAATGGCAGAAGCCTGCGACGTGAGCCGCGAAACCATCAACGAATGGATGAAGGCTCATCCAGATTTTTCCGACGCCGTAAAAAGGGGATTGCAAAAATCGCAGGCATGGTGGGAGCGTCAGGGCCGCTTGGCAACCTTCGGCGCAACTCCCGGATTCAACCCGACCAGCTACATTTTCAACATGAAAAACCGCTTCAAAGAAGACTGGCGCGATAAAGTCGAGAGCGACCACACATCCAGCGACGGCAGCATGACGCCGCAAGTGGTGGAGCGCGTCATCGTCCAGGCAAAGGATGCCTAAGAACCGCCTGCAAATCCCCACAGCAGCGGCTTTCATGCCGCTGTTAGATCCATCCCGATACAAAGGCGCGTGGGGAGGCCGGGGGTCAGGCAAGAGCCGCTTCTTCGCCGGCCTAATGGTGGAAGAACATCTGCGCTTCCAAGGCCATCGCAGCGTCTGCATCCGAGAAGTGCAGAAGTCGCTCAAACAATCGGCCAAAAAGCTGATCGAGGATACAATCCAGACATACAACCTCGGCGAGGCCCAAGGCTTCAAGATATTCCGCGAAGTAATCGAGACGCCAGGCGATGGGCTGATCATATTCCAAGGGATGCAAGATCACACCGCCGATAGCGTGAAGTCGCTGGAAGGCTTTGACCGCGCATGGGTCGAAGAAGCCCAATCGCTATCTGACCGTTCCCTGTCCCTGCTGCGCCCAACAATCCGCGCCGATGGTTCTGAGCTTTGGTTTAGCTGGAACCCTGCCCGCGCCACCGATCCGATTGACCAGCTATTGCGCGGATCACATCTGCCGTCAGGCGCAAGCGTGGTCCGTGCCAACTGGTCGGATAATCCGTGGTTTCCCGACGTGCTTGATCAGGAGCGGCGCGATTGCATTGCCAATCAGCCCGAACGATATGGCCATATCTGGGAAGGCGAATATGCCACCGTGCTAGAAGGCGCATATTATGCCAAGCACCTCACAGACGCCCAACTAGAGCGGCGCATTGGCTTCGTGGCGCGCGATCCGCTGATGAAGGTCTACACGTTTTGGGACATCGGCGGCACGTCCAGCAAATCCGATGCGACATCAATCTGGGTGGCGCAATTCGTCGGGTCAGAGGTGCGGGTGCTGAACTATTACGAGGCTGTCGGCCAGCCCTTCGAGGCGCACGTCAACTGGCTGCGCGCCAATGATTATGAGGATGCAATATGCGTTTTGCCGCACGACGGACGCAAGCACGATCAGGTTTACGCGGTCACGCCCATGTCTTACCTGCGAGAATCAGGCTTTGCGGTGGAGCTGGTGAAGAACCAAGGGGCAGGAGCCGCATTGCAGCGGATTGACGCAACGCGCCGATTGTTCCCCTCGATCCGGTTCAACGCTGACACCACAGAAGGCGGGCGCGATGCTTTGGGCTGGTATCACGAGAAACGGGACGAAAAGCGCGGCATTGGTTTGGGGCCAGAGCATGACTTTGCAAGCCACGGCGCGGATGCCTTTGGATTGCTTGCAGTGTTCAAGGCATCAATCCCGTCACAAGACGACTGGGGCGCTCCATTGCGGCGAGGTTTGAAAGGCGTTTTGTAATGTGCTATGGTGGCGGAAGTTTGAATATGGGGTCCACAATGAAAAAGCCGAGCAAAGCCGACGCCAAGGTGGCTAAGGTCATGGGTGAATTCAAACGCGACACGCTTCACGCAGGCGCTGACCCGGCAGGCCCGAAGAAAGCGCCCGTTGTTAAATCTCGCAAGCAGGCCATCGCAATCGCACTTTCACAAGCAGGAAAAGGACGTCAGAAATGAAAAAACCCAAACCCAAATTCACGCCATGCAACGGATGCCCGAACCCCGCCAAGTGCAAGGCCATGGGCCGTTGCATGATGAAGGGCGGCAAGAAATGAGCGACGGCTTGTATGCCAACATCGCTGCTAAAAAGCGCCGCATCAAACTGGGCAGCGACGAGAAAATGCGCAAGCCTGGCAGCAAGGGCGCGCCGTCCGCAGCAGCGTTCAAAGCATCCGCGAAGACGGCTAAGAAGAAATGAAAACCCCGGCATGGCAGCGTGCTGAAGGAAAGAACCCCAGCGGCGGCCTGAACGCCAAGGGGCGGGCATCTGCCAAGGCCGAGGGAATGAACTTGAAGCCGCCTGTCAAGACGGGCGACAACCCGCGCCGTGCATCATTCCTCGCCCGGATGGGCAACATGCCGGGGCCTGAACGCAAGGACGGCGAGCCAACGCGATTGTTGAAGTCGCTGCAAGCTTGGGGAGCGTCCAGCAAGTCCGATGCCAAAGCCAAGGCCAAAGCAATATCGGCCCGCAATGAGGCGAAGAAGAAATGACCATCACAAACTACGGCACGCTGAAGACGGCCATAGCGGACACTCTGAACCGGGACGATCTAACCGCAGTCATCCCGGCTTTCGTCGCGCTGGCCCAAGTGCAATTCAACCGCAAGATCCGATCTCATCGGCAAATCACGCGGGGCAGCCTGACGATTAATACGCAATTCGAAGCGTTGCCTGCGGATTGGATGGAGACGATCCGCATCACAATGGACGCCAGTCCGATCCGGGTTTTGACGCAAATAAGCATGGACGACCTGACGCGCTATCGGACAGGCTACGACGACACGCCAAACGCGCCAGTATATTTCACCCACATTGGAACGGACATAGAACTGTTTCCAACGCCGGGAACGTCCTATACCAGCGAGATCACCTATTACGCCAAGATCACGGCGTTGTCGGCTGATGGCGATACGAATTGGTTACTGACCAACAGCCCGGACGTGTACCTGTACGGCGCATTGGTGCATACAGCGCCGTATCTCAAGGACGATGCGCGCATTGCCGTATGGGCGGGATTGCTGGCGCAGGGCATGAATGAAATCGAAGAAGAAACAATGGCGGCCCGTTTTGGTTCGCCGCTTCGGATGAGGATCAAGTAGATGGGCACGACAACCACAACCTTCACCCTCAACAAGCCGACAGTCGGAGGCGATGATAACGCCTGGGGCACTGACTGGAACACCAACGCAGACAAGATTGACGACTTGCTGGACGGCACAACCGCGATCAAGCCGAACCTCTCCGAAGGGCTGTGGAAAGTTGGCGGGGTGGCGGTGACATCCACGGCGGCAGAGTTGAACTTCACGGACGGCGTAACATCCGCAATTCAAACGCAGCTTGACGCCAAGCAGGCATCTGATGCTGATCTGACGGCCATTGCTGGGCTATCTTCAAGCGGCATCATTGCCCGAACGGGCGCCGGGACGGCTGCTGCGCGCACTGTGACGGCTGGCACTGGCATCACGGTCACGAATGGCGATGGCGTGTCAGGCAATCCGACTGTAGCGGCTGATCTTGCATCACAGGCCGAAGCGGAAGCCGGGACGAACAACACCAAGGTCATGACGCCGTTGCGGGTGGCTCAGGCATCACGCCCCGTGCTTGGCACTTCTGTTGTATCCACGTCGGGAACGTCCTTTGATTTTACGGACATCCCGTCTTGGGCGAAGCGTGTGACGGTGATGATTGCGGGCGTCAGTGCAGGTACGGCTAGCAAGATTGTTCAGATCGGCGCGGGGTCGATTACCACAACTGGTTACTCTGGCGGCGGTGGCGCGCTGGCTACTGCTGCATCGGGAAGCACTAGCTCAACCGTTGGCTTCCTTTTCGGCTTGAGCACACTGGCCGCAGATGTGTTGAGTGGCATCATGACCCTTCAAAACATCACTGGCAACACTTGGGTGGCATCCTTTGCTGGTGGAGCGCCAACCGGAAATCAGGCGATAATGGCGGGCGGCTTCATTGACCTCGGCGGCACGCTTGACCGCCTCCGCATCACCACCACCAACGGCACCGACACGTTTGATGCAGGCACTATCAACATTATGTGGGAGTAACCCATGCCCCTCATCCCGCTCCAGATCCCGCCCGGAGTTTACCGCAACGGCACTGACCTGCAATCCGCAGGGCGCTGGCGTGATGCGAGCCTAGTGCGCTGGGCTGACGGCACCATGCGCCCCGTGGCAGGCTGGGAAGCGCGCTTTGACATCAACGACACCGTGCCCCGTGGAATGCACGCATGGCGCGATCTGAACAACAACCGCTATATCGCAGTCGGGATGTTCGACAAGCTATATGCAATTTCTCAGGCCGGGACGATCACCGACATTACCCCAGCAGGGCTGACCACGGGTAATGCCGTGGCGACGCAAAACCTTGGATACGGCGGCGGGCTTTACGGGGTGGGCGCATACGGAACGCCTCGATCCGACAGCGGCAGCTTCGCAGAGGCAACAACTTGGACGCTGGATAACTGGGGCGAGGAACTGGTGGCCTGCTCCAACGCTGACGGCGATCTGTATGCCTGGGACTTGGACGTTACCAATGACGCGGTAATCATCCCTAATGCTCCGACTGGCAACCTTGGCCTGATTGTGAGCGAGGAGCGTTTCCTGTTCGCTCTGGGCGCAGGCGGCAATCCTCGCAAGGTGCAGTGGTCAGACCGCGAGGACCGCG